GCGGCGTAAGTAGCCGCGAGTTCCTTGTTAATTTCCGGCTGGACGTTCTTCATTTGCTCCCAGAACTTAGTGTTCCGACCCGGAGCAAAACGATCCGTAAGCAAAGCCGCTGCATCAAATGGGCTAACGCCAACCTTCTGTTGGCGGAAGGGATTAGCCGCAGCGTTAACCGTGGTGTCCATAAGGTTCGTTGCTACGTCGATAGGTACGCGGACACCAGAGGACACGACGTTGCGCATTGTGGTAGCCACGCTTGACACAAGCGCGCCGCGATAGGCATTGGTTAGTCGTTTCCAAAAGCCAAGATCATCCGCTTCTTGAATGCCAAGTTTAGCGATGTCGGCGGCTTCTCTAGGAACGTAACGGCTGGCCATGCTGAACCGTTGCATAACACGAGCGGCATCGCCAAGACCTTGGCGTGATCCCGTGATAAGTTCGAACAGGTCTTCGTCTTTAAGGTCGTACTTCGTGACGAGTTTAGACACCTCTTCTTCGGGAAGAGTGCCTGCCTTAAAGTGGCGATAGAAGAACTCAGAGAACGGCATATCGGCCGGGCGTTGCAGCCCAGCAAGATTGCTATAGTCTGCGGCAAAGTTAGCGACCTTACCACCAATTTCAGCGGTGGGTACAGGCTGCGTCTGGCCCTTTACTTCCATAGCCGCGATGGCGGGCATACCTGTTTCGGGAGTAGATGCTGGTAGATCATACGCCACATTGCGCGGTGCTACCGCAGCTTCAGGGATTGCCGCTGCGGCCACGGGGGCTTCCGGCAACTCGATAGCCTGCGCCTTTGGCAGCTTGCTCGGCACAACAGGGGCCGGAGCAACAGGCGTAGCAACTGCGGCCATCTCCGGAGAGAGCGCAGCCCTCGGAGCCGCGCTGGGGCCAGTAGCTAAACGACTGACAGCCGCGCTAAGTTCTGGCGCGGCACGCCTGACACCGGCCGCTATAGGCCTACCCACAAATGGCGCGGCGGTAAGCCCGGCGGTTAGGTAATCAGTACCAGTGCCACGACCTACTAAAACGTCACCGATACTTTGCTCGATTGCCTGAAGGCCAAGAAGGCTTTCGATATTTTGCACTACATCTTGGCCGTACTGGACAGCGCCGCGCTCATCAAAGCCGGGAAGCAGACCTGCTACATTCGCAACGCCAGAAGCAAGTGCGTCATAGACGCCGCCCGTAATTGTGGTCGGGGTAACTGCGGTTAGTTCCGGCTGACGGTTAGCGGTAACAACACTCTCGCCTTCCGCTGGCGTTCGTGCGACAACAGGAGCCGCAAGCAGGGGGCCTTTATAATTCTTTGCGATCCAAGCATCGGCCGCAGCTTTAAGTTCATCGTTACTGTTAAGCGACGTTACGCCGGGAAGCGTGATCGTCTCCCCAGTGGCCGGAATTTCAAGGAATACTGGGTTGCCTTGCGGCTTCGCCTCGGCCATTTAAAATCCTATTTTTAAAAAGTTTTTTTGCCGGTTGCTTGCGGGAAGTATTTTGCAAAAGGATCAACGGCTTTCGCCCCTTGCAGCCCAGTACTAATCTGACGTGTTGGGTTCTTCGGGTCAACTGCCACAATACCATTGTCGGTAGTTATGAACCTAAACGACGTTGCGCTGCCACCGTCACCGCTGCTGCGACCGTCACCACGAGCATAGCGTTTTTCATCAAGCGCCAAACTACGGGCTTGGAAAGCGTTCATCTGCTTCGGTATCGACAGAACAAGGTCGTTTGTATCTTCGTCACGAATTTGAATTGCGTCGCCAACGTCGATCTCGCGTGTCTTGGCAGGCATCTTCTTATCAGTAACGGTAGTCGAACCATCGCTGAATGTAAGTCGCACATTGCCTGTGGCTGGATCGCGGTCACGGTTGAAGACTTGCTTTGTCCGGAACGCTTCTGTCTGCACCAGCTTAAATGCTTCTGCGGGGTCTGCATTCTCAAGAACGCCGCGCTGGCCCTCCGGCAAGGACGACGCGAATTGTTTAACAAAGGCCCGTTGCTGCTGCTCTTGCTGTTGTTTCTGTTGCAACTGAGCGATCTGATACTGCGCGTTCAGCTTATCCATCTGTTGCTTGCGCACGCCTTGAAGAACAGCAGCCGGATCAGAAGCGCCACGGCTACCTGCGGCCTGAAGTACTTGACCAAGCGCGCTAATCTTTTCACCAGTTGATAGCGGGCCGATGCCACCGCTCATGAGAGCCTGCATATCCGCGATATACTTTGCCGTTGGCGAAAGCGTAGGCTGTGCTGTTGCGGCTGGCGCGGCTTGAGGCATGACACCTGCCTGAACAATAGAAGGCATAGCCCCAACAGAACGCACAACGCCACCCGGAGGGGTGCGGTTCGGGACCAATGACTGCATAAGAACTTCTATTGGGGTTCCCATCTAATTAACCCTTCTTAGCAAACAGATCAAGGATAGTGCCAATCGCGGACGCAGCCGTACCAACTTGGCCGAGCGTTGACTGGCCCGGTGCAGTTGTCGTTTGCGTGACTGGGGAAGGAAGACCCTGCGAACCCATGAGCAAAGTCTGAAGCTGCTGCTGCGGGAAGCCGCGCTGTTCGAGGAAGTCCTTGTAGGCCAGATCAAGGTTCTGCTGAGCCATGCCGCGCTGCGTCTGTCCAACGCCCTGAAGCATTGCCGCGTATGCCTGCTCGTTGCCAAGCGCCTGTTGGCCAAAGCCAGACAAGGCTTGCGCACCCGCAAGCTGCTGACCCGGCAGACCCTGTGCAAACCCAGCGGCTTGCGTGTATCCCTGATTATACAGGTTCGCCAGCGTCTGAGCCGTATTCAAATCTTCTTCGCCTGCAAGCTGTGCTTCGTATACACCACGGCGTTCGTTACCGAATGCCCGCGATGAGGCAAGCTGAGCCTTTGTTGCGGCATCACGCTCGGCGCGGTTCTGTGCCAAGCGGGCCATCGTGGCGTCGATGACGTTGGTCTGGAACGGCGACATGAAGCCGGAGACATCTTGCTGAAACTGCTGTGGCGAATATCCGGCTGCACGCTGAGCAACTTGGGTGGCCTGCTGAAGTTGCGGCATCCCGACTTGCTCAGTAGCAGCGCGGGTGGCAACACCGAACGCCTGCTCTTCAGCGGGGCGGAAGCCTGCAACACGCGGACCTTGATAAGCCTGATAAGGAATAGCCGCGACTTGCTGTGCGGCTCCATAGTTACGCGCCAGAATATCCTGAATGAAAGGATTGAGTTGCTGTGCAGTTGTGGTAGTTGTCGCCATTATATTCCCCAAGCGGCCTAACCGCCTAATCCTTCGTTATTAACACAAAACAAAATAGATTGACAGCCCATTACGCGTGCCGTGCGCGTACTTGTTCAGAGTGCGTTACATAGATTTCGACATGATGTCCGTCTTCATCGACCATAAGTAGCCTTGCTGGCGGATGGATAAACACATCTTCGCCCATTGTATACTTCATATTCATCGCCTGCTCAATTAGGCGGTTACGCTGCGCCTCATAGAGAGGATCATATTGCGCTGGAGGAGTTGGGAGTTTTAGCTTCATCGACGACCGCCCGGTATTGCGTTGAGGCGCTGCGTCCCGATCCGCCAATCAGAGTTGTTGACGGCCGTTACCTTCATCTGAATTTGTCGGCCGTTGAAGCGCACAGATGTCGGGTTCGTCAAGCTATACGGGCCGAATGTCTGCTCGTCGCCATTCGGGTAGTAGCGAGAAGAGAAGGTCGCGGTGACTTCGCCCTGATTGCGTTCGTCCGGTATCATCTCGTTAATATACAAGATGTTATCGCCTTGTCCAATCTGAACTGGCCCTGTCTCGGCGAACACGGTTTCTGATCCGTGGTTCATCCCGATCTCGTGGTCATAGATGAAGCCATCGTCCGTCACCATCAACGGGTTAGCGAACACGCCACGGTCAATACCGGCAGAACGGCCGAGTGTACCGATGGACCAGTTGTTCTGGACATAGTTCCAAATCACATAGCGGTTATTTTCTTGGCTTGATGCGGACGGATAAAAGAACCACACCTCATCAAACTGCGAGTTGTTTACTGCATACGCTTTGCTGATCTGCGCTTGGTTGATGTCAGAGAATACATAGTCTGATACTTCGCAAGGAACGCCTTTGATGTAGCCGTCGTACATATAGAAGCCACGCGAACCCATCCAGACCGCGAAGTTATCCTGAACAGCGATAGCGTTTGGCCCAGCAAGACCGCAAGCACGGCCCGCAAACTCAGCCGTGTATACAAATGGCTGGCCGACGTAGGAAATAACGTGGGCGTCAATGTCCGTAAGAACGAGGACTTGACCACGAACGCGTTTGGCGGTGATAATCTTACCGCCCGTCTGTAGTTCTAAGCCACCCGCAAGGTTCGTGGACGCAGGCGTCCAGACAGTGTTGTCTTCGAGATCAGACCAGTCAATCCTGCGCGGGTTGCCAGACGCACCGAGCGCAAACATTGAGCGTTCGTTCGTGACGAGAACGCCAGTGTTAGATGTCGGCGCGTTCGTTACGACAGCGGCCTTTGTCGGCGTTGTGGTGTCCAACTGCCACTCGTAAATCTTGCCGTCAAAGTTTGAACAGCCGACAAGATACTCGCCCCATGTGTCGAGCGTCCATGTCGTAGCTGGAGTAACAACGCCAACGTCCGGACGCGGCGTACCGAAATACCCGGCGCTGTAGAGGCCGACGCCGTAACCGCCACCGACAGACGCATTCGGGTTGCCGGGTGTAAATCCAACAGGCGTAATGTCCACGATCACACTAGACTGTGTAATGGCGTAGAGTTTGGAATGCGTGCCAACGCTGATATAGCGGGTGCTGTTGTTAGAGCGCCACGAAATCATGCCACGGGCTTTGCCGGTAAGAGCGGTGGTGGTTCGCGCCTGCCACCCGCCAACGGGACGCATCATCCCCTCAACCCAGCGCACAAGGTTCACGTCATACCACCGGCCAGAACTGTCGAGTTCGGTTCCGTTGCGGTATACACCCGGCGGGATACTGATAGGAATAAGCGCCATTTAATTACCTGTGCGTAAAGACTAGAGTTCTTATATCACTTCTTGGGGATTTTTACAGCCTCTTCCCACGCTTCTATTGTTCGGCGGTGACGCAACGCGCAATCACCATATTTTGCAATTATATCAACTTCCCATATAGCACGCTCAGGATCAATAAGCGTAGCTGGCGGCGAGGGAAGCGGTTGGCAATTACTCGCTAGGTTCGCTGGCGGCTGCGGCATTGGCACGATTGATACCGCCTTCGAGCAGCCCGACAACGCGAGGATCAGGCACACAACTATCAGGAGCAGCAGGCAAAGTCTTGTAAATCTCGCGGATTGTTTCTCGCTCTCCGGCGACCACGACATCGGCTTTATCTCGCTCGACTTGGTAAAGCGTAGAAACCTCATCTATCTTTCCTTGCATTTGTTGGCGTTGCTCTTGAGCCTTTTCCAATGCTTTGGAATAAGCGGCATCGCACTGCCAGTCGCGGACTTTGTAGCCGGATGCCGCGCCGATAATAAGCGCACCACCCAGTGCATACAGCACCACGGGGTTAGGGATTAAAGCCATTTTGCGTACTTCTTGGTCTTCAGTTTACGGTCATCGAGGCCGTGCGTTCCACCATTGATGCGCTTCGTCAGGGCAAGAATGGCGGTGTCGTTGACGCCTTGATCGCAGATACCCCAAAGCTTGTTCTTATCGAAGAACCACAAGGCGCTTTCAAAGCAGAGTTCACCGGCCACAAGGTCCGGATCATTTACAACTTCGGGTCGTCCGATGTAGTTTGCGAAAGCTTGATAATTTGCTTTGCCAGTAAGTTGGAGAGCGCCACGTCCACGGTACTTCCAGCCATCCCCAGACGCTTCATCGCCGTTGCCCATGCGATTTGCATATACCCGATTAGCAATCTTTTTTGGCTGGCGTTCATACGCTTTAGCCATTGCCTCAGTAGGGAAATACTTCCCAAAAATGCCGCGAAGTCCTTTTGCGCCATAGTTTAAGTTCTCCGAGAACGCCTTGAAGCCGCCGCTTTCATGCGCAGTTTGAGCAAAGAAATGTGCAGCCCGATTATGTGATAGTTTATAGTAAGCCGCAGCTTTCTTAAATGTACCCGGACCGAACGCGCCATCTGCCGTTACTCCGATCTTTTGCTGAAGGTTAACTAGGCTCATTGCCCGGCCCTCCGCCAATCAGGGAAATCTTCTTCCGTAACTTGCCCGTCGCCGTTTGCGTCATAGCGCAGATCGTTCCTATACTTCTCCCAAGGCTCCATCTCGTCATCGTCGTCGTCAGGCGTGTCGATAAATACCGTGCCGTTTGGATCGCTGTATGGCTTGGGCGCTTCAGGCTCCGGTGCGACTTCTGGCTCAGGTGCAGGCGCTTCCGGCTCTTTGTCACGCGCATTGGCGTTGAGGCTCAGGCCACCAAGCAGACCAACAAACGCGCCGATGATTGTCTGGAACGCAGGGTTAATCATCTCAAGGATGGCCGTGCTATCCACAACGTCGTTGGGGACAAACAAACCGACGGCCAGTGTCAGCACGACAACAAGGATAACGGCCGATAGCGTGACGATGGCCACGCGCACAACAAACTCAACGGTGTCGTTCACGCCGTCGCTTTTGCTTTCAAAACTATTGAGGAAGCTCATCTTCTTCTCCTTCATCTGGCTTCTTGGGCTTGATCGAGCCGCTACCCTGCCCGGCCATAAGCCCTGCTAATGCCCCCACGATAAACGTCGCTATCGGGTTGATCAGCTTAAAAAACTCCGCGTCGTTGGGGGACTGGCCCTCCATCGGCTGCGACACAAATATCAACGAATACAGCACCGTCGCCACAATAAACATTAGCGTGAACGACAGAACAACGCCGACAATGAACCGTAGCAGTTCTTCTGGCGACCAATACTTAACCTTCTTCGACACGCTCTTCACCCGTATCAATTAACCATTCTGTGCAGTAGCCCATAGCAACGCACTTCGGCTTCTTGCAGATGTCCTCCTGCCAGTTTTCGGGGTCTTGGCAATCATAGCGGTAGCGATCTTCGCAGCCCATGAGGGCCAAGGCCGCGAGGGGTAGCAAAAACCACTTCATTACCGATCAGCCTTATGATCCAACTTGTCTTCAATCCGGCGGAGGTGCATCATAACTTCGTCAAACTTCTTGTCGATACTATTGAACTTCTCGTCACCAAACTCAAGTTTCGTTTCAAGGATGGCGAGACGATTGCTTAACTGCGTCCACACACCAATGATGGCGAATATGCCAGCGACGATTGTGAGGAGTGTATCAATGCCGAAGTTCATGTCCATCGACTGAAGCCTTTACCAAGGAAGCGCAGGGCTTACGACGGGTGGGTTGATCTGGTTGGCGATCTGCTCAGCCACGTTGGCTTCGTAGGCGGCGACTTGCTCTTCACCAAGTGCTGCCTGTACCCAGCCGATTACTTGGGCTTCGGTGAGGTTGGCGTAGGGAACGTAAGTCGCTTCAGGATCAAGCGTCAGGCCGACGGAGCCATAAACACCGCCAGCATGTTCGCCGTCAGTGGCGTTGAGGGTCCAGTGTACGGTAAAGACTACATCTGCGTTGCCTTCGTACTCTGGATAGGCGTCCATCTGTACGACGGCCCAAGTGTTTGTGATTGCCATGTCTTAGTTTCCTTCTAGTTGTGCGAGGCGCGCCCGCACTGATTGTAGTTCCTTGACCAGCATTGGGACCAGTTTCGAGTAGTCCACACCCATCATATCGTCTGGGTCTGCTGGTTGGCTTACTGCCTCTGGCGCGACTTCAAGAAGTTCTTGAGCCACAAAGCCGTAGCGTTGTTCGCTGTTATCCGCGTTCCACTTGAAGCTGCGGACCTGCATTGCGTCAATAAGGCTTGAGGCTTCTGGCGCGGCAACGATGTCGTGTTTTAGGCGAACGTCGGAGGAGGTGTTGTAAGTTACGGTGGTAGAACTCTGCGAAATAAACCCACTCGTGGTATTTGACGCGTTGACAAAAATGATGGGATTACCGTTGTAAGTGTCTGTAGACGACCGCAAAGTAATCCCTTGCTCCGCCGCTGCGTTCCAGTGGATTGTTTGCTTTGCGCCGTACCCAGAAAACGGGCTACTCACCCCCACCAGCAAGTTACCGCTGCTGTCGATGCGGGCGCGTTCTGAACCAACAGTTGAGAAAGTCAACGCAGGGTTGCCAGCAGCGCCAGTGACTTCGATGTTGCCAGTATTCGCGCTGTCATCCATGTTGATGCGTAGAAGCGTCAGGTTTGTTCCACCAGATTTCTGGGTGCGGAACACTTCACCATTAGTCGCGCTTACAACAGATAACTTGCCGGTTGGGCTAGTCGTCCCAATCCCGACGTTGCCGCTGCTGTCGATGCGCATACGTTCTGCGCCGTTGGTATTGAAGATTTGGTTGCCGCCGGGGGCGACAAGCTGGGAGTTGCCAGACGCATCTACTTGAAACTCTGCGTAAGAAACAGAGTTACCAGCGCGAAGCGCAACAACCGTTGCGCTAGGTGTTAGAAGGTGCAGCTTTGTCGCTGGCGAAGGGGTACCGATCCCGACGTTCGTGCCGTCGTCATAGACCACAGACGCGCTGACGGTATTGCTATCGGCGGCTTTTGCCAGATAGTTGGCCGTCATCGTGCCGTCAATTTTTGTGTTAAGCTGCGTCTGGATAGCGGAGGTCACGCCATCGAGATAGCCAATCTCGGTGTCGGATACCGTCCCGATTGATGTTGTGGACGGGAGAACAACAGTCCCAGTAAACGTCGGACCGGCCGATGGGGCCTTCGTGTTGATCTGCGTCTGGATGGCGGATGTCACGCCGTCGAGATAGCTGAGTTCCGTAGGGCTGATCGTCGCGCCACTGGCGGAGACGTTACCCGCAACAGTCAGCACCTTGCCGGAGCCGACGTTTACGCCAACGCTCGTGCCTGTGCCGTCTCCTTTGAACAGCGCGTCAATGGTATCCAGATCGGTATTGAGTTTAGTCCCCCAAGTATCGGCGGATGCGCCAACTTCAGGTTTAGTCAATCCAAGGTTTGTTGTGGTTGTATCAGCCATTTAAGTCCTCACGCAGCTTGCTGCCATATTTCTTCTGTAACAGAAATTGGCGTCCATGTCTCGTTTGTTATTGATTGCGGTGTCCAAGTTTCTGCAATCGCTTCGACGGGTGTCCAAGTCTCAGATGTATCAGTCGCAGCCGCCCACGTTTCCGGTGTGATCGGCTCCGGCTCCCACTTCTTTGTGGCGTTAATCGTGACGCTAGATTGCGCGTTACAAGTAACAGATGTTGGCGTCTTGCGGACCACAGACACGCTTGTCGATGAGACTGCGTTCGTCGTGATAGATACAAGGAACACGCCTTGCAGCGACACCGTGACGCTTGATGTGGCGGTAGAGGCGCAGGCAGCGATCTGTATGCGCGTTGCCGCCACGGACGCGCTGGACGCAGCCGTAGAAGTTACCGCAGCGTTCTGGACGCGGGTGGCAGTAACAGACGCGCTTGATGTAGCGTTGGCCGTGACTTCCGCGAGGTTGATCTTCTGCGCGGTTACAGTCGTAGAGGATGAGGCTGTATCAGAGACAGCGGCCAGTAGAATACGTTGCGCGGAGACGACAGCACTAGACGCGGCTGTTACGGTGATAGACGCCTCTTTAGGGTCTATTCCATAATTACCGCGTCCGTATAGACCGCTGCCGTAGCCAGCCATCTACTTAGTCCAGATTGATGTCGAAGTCGCCCGCAGGAATACGGAGAACGTCACCGCTTGCAATCGTTTTGCTTGTGGTCAACGCGCCATAGGCAAGCATATTGCCGCTAGAAACAGCGTCAAAGACCGCAGCGTAAGTTACCGTTCCCCATGAGGCAGTCGCAGTCGGGAACTCAACAGCCGCTGTATTGGACGCTTGGTTGGCCGTGACGGTAAACGCAATCGTCTGCCGGGCGTAAGAACCGCCGGAGACTTCCGTCCCTGTGTTAGCTTCGCCGGGATCAGACGTGTACAGGCCGACGTACAAAGTCGCGGGCGCGGTGTACGGAACCGCACCAAACACATGACCGAGAACCTTGTTCTCAAGATAATTGGAGAAACTCATCCGAATGTCCTTATGCGGGGTTTAAGTTTAGACGAACCAATACGAGCGCGCTCGTCGGCGATACGCATATCCTCTACCATCTTCTCATACAAAGAAGTCCAGATGGCGGTGCGTTCATCTTCCTTCAAGTACGGCGCGGACTGAGCCAGCGTGCCATACAGGTAAATGTCTGGGCTTTCGGTCAGCAGCCAGTTAGTCGGCGCTGCGTCGGACAGTGGCGTCAGCTTGGCGTAGTAAAGTAGTTCCGCATCATACGACCCGTCGGGTTGTGGCAGAACTTCAAACTGCTGGCCTATGGTCGTGAAGAACAGTGGCTGGCCTGCCGAACTATAGGAGAAGCTGTCTTCGAGAAGCTGCTCTGGCGTGACGTAGAGCAGCGGCGTGATAGGGTTTGTGTTCAACTGGAACCGAATTGTTTCTTTCCAGTCAGCAGGAACAGCAAAGTACGGCGTATCCATAGTTGCGGTCGCCCGCGTCACCATCTTGCGGTGACGGATTTGGCGGCTCATCTGCGCTTCAGCAAGCGATATAAAGTTTGGAATAGCAGATGTTAGGTCGGACCGATTGAGCCAATCGGCGACTGCGGTCTTCAACTCTGAATACGTCGTAATCGCCATTAAACAGTCCCCGGCCTAGTACGGAAGTAACGGTTGTCCGGATCGTTCAACCACTTCTTCATGCGCTCTTGGTCTTGTGTAATACCTTGGCGCTCCAGTTCGTAATACACTGAAATCGGGATGCTGCCAACCTTTGTCCATTCACCCCAGCGTTCTGGCGCTTCGTTGAACTCGCGTTTGTTACTCTCGATGATTGCGGAAACGTCTTGCTCTTTCGAGATGATCGCTTCGTCCTTCTCGGCGTCGTAATCATAGAAAGTTTTGACGCCTGTGAAAGCATCGTCGTTGATAAGGCGTTTATTCATAAAACCCTCAATAGTTAGATGAGGGGGCGCTATGCCCCCTCACCCAGTTAGACCAAATCTTACGAGGTGGTCAAGTCAGCTACGATACCGTGCGCAGCTTGGTTGTTTACCTTGAGGCCGTATTCGACGAGGAGGAGAGCCTTCTCGGCGTCGCCCGTCTTGGCGAGGTCCATCTTCTGGATTGGACGCAGAACCGCCAACGATGCGTAATCGGGATCGACGATGAACGCGTCACGGTCACGCTGGAAGCGGTTAGGAACGATGTTGACTGTACCGAAGTCAGACACATAAACGTCGGCTGCGCCGATGATCTGTGCCTGCTGGCCAGCAGGAACGTCACGATAACGCGTCGCAATGCCGGTGAAGGCAGAAGCGGCGGTCTTGTTGAACGGACCAACCATCAACATCTTTGGCGTGCCACCCGAAGTCCAGACGCTCTGGATAACACCCTTAAGCAGTGTTTCTGTGAACGCACGCTGCGTACCATCGGTACGAGCAGCAGTTGGGGTCGAGCCTACAGTTGGGTTTGCACCACCTGAACCGGACGAAGTGTTCGAGGTCAACCATGCAGGCAGACCAGCGGTACGACGTGCAGTTGTGGTGTTACCCGCAACAGCAGCTTGGTTGGCAAGCAATGCGCTTTCCATGTCGCGCTTCAGTTCCGAACCCAGCTTTGCAAGCTGATAGGTCATTTCGTTACGACGACCAGCCTTATCGACTGCTTCAAGCGTACCGGAGATTACGACGTTCTTCGTGCTGATCTGCGTGTAGTTACCAACGCGGGCGGTTGGCGTAACAGCAGTGAACGAAGAAATGTCGTCACCTTCGAGTGCAGCGTTAGAAGCTGAAGCCGCAGCCAAAGCGTCGGTCTGCCATTCGAAGTAGGTGTTCTTGACGCTCTCGCGGCCGATGTTCGAAATGAACGGGGTTTCTTCTGGCGAGATGTTATAGATAACGTTCGACAGGTCTTCACGAATACCGATAGCGGAGTACCGGGTAAAAGTATTTGCTACAATAGCCATTAGTTCACATCCTTATTAAATGAGTTTATCCAACAGGGCCGCTGCATCTGCGACACGGCCTGTACGCGCAAGGCGCTGGGACGCTTTCTTTACATCGGTCGAACGGTTGTTAACTTGAGTTCCTGAAGAACCGGGGCGAACGATCCGCGCAACCTTTCTTGGCTGTGCCTTCACTTTCTCCACTTTCTTCGAACCCTTGTCATACATCATAGCTTTGCGCAGGATTGAGACGTGAGTGGCTTGAACAAGTGCGCTTAGGTCGCGTTCACTAAACCCATTGTTTATAGCCCATTCACGAAGTTCCTTAGCTTCGCTTTGCATTGTACTTTCGTCTTTCCATTCAGGAATGACTTCCGTGAGTTTGGCGCGCTCTGACTGCACAATATCAGCCAATGCCCGCTGTTGCTCTTTGGCCATCTCTTCAGCAATCCGCTGCTGTTCAGTGTTAATAGCCTGAAGTTTAGCGGCTCGTTCCTGACGAGACTTATTCCAATGCCGTTCTAACCGCGCCGCCTCAATGGGGTCTTCGTTATAAAGATTGTCCCAATCAGGCTCAGCCTCGGACTGCACCTCAAGTTGCGCTTTAAGCGCCGGTAACAGTTCCGCGTATTGAGCGCGTTCCATTCGGATCGCTTCGGCCTCACCGTGGAACGACTTGCGTTCTTCGGCTAATGCCTGAGTTTTCCGTGTGTAATCCGAATAACGAGAATAACCTTTCCGAAGTTCGTCAAGGGTGACTTCCGTTTCTTCACCGTCAAGTTTAACCTTGATGGTTAGATCGTCAGGAAGTTCCTGTTCGATAACCTCTTCTGTGTCGTACTCTTCATCCGGGTCGGACTGTTCGGCTTCTTCTTCATCCGAGTATTCCTCGGCTTCAGGTTCTTCCTCATAGCCCTGAGCCTCTTCAGGCTCTTGCGCCTCGGCCGCGTCTTGGTTGTCCTCATCCGGGCCAAGCAGTTGGTCGATGGCTAACGTTGCTTCGTGGAGGCCGATCCCAGCACTGGGGTTGCCGACTTGTTCCGTCATATATAGCACCTTTTTAAATAAATGTTAACTCCTTGATTTGGCGACTAAGCCATCATCAAGGATCGCCTGTAGGCGGGCTTTCAAACGCTCAAGTCCTTTGAGCGTGTGAAACATGTCAGAGCGTGCGCCATACTCGGTCGGGGCCGACATACGCCACTCTTCAAAAATATCTTTCTCCACTGCGGCAAATGCCTCCTTGAGAATATCATCATCAAGAAGGCGCTTGGCGTGGTTAGCTTTTGTTATAGGGTCCATTAGATCAACGGCTCATATCTAGGGTTGGTTGCCATAATCGGCTGTGCTTGAGGTAGAAAAGCAGGGGACGGTGCAGGAGCCGCAGAATTAAGGAGGCCGTAGCCCGGCTGGAAGAACATAGCTTCTGGGCCGAAACCATACCGCTCGTAATCTAAGATGGTTGGATTGGCGCGCATATCTTGGCCTGTGCCAAAACCTACGCCCGCGCCTGTACCGAACGGAGAAACATACGGCACTCCTGTTTCTGCGCCACCACCGCCAGCCAAAAGGTTTTTCAGAAGATCGGCCCCGACACTGCCAAGGGATATAAGTTGGGGTACGTTTAGGCCCGTGCCGAGAACGCCGCCCTTCTCCGTCAATGCGGGATCAGGAGTTGGAACCTGCGGTATACCGAGTTGCGGAAGCAATGGCAGAATAGCGGCTAGTTCATCAGGAACGACGGTTTTTGGTACAGGCCGGTTACCGCTCACGACAATATCTTCAGGCTGTGGTTGTGTCAGCGTCGGGTCCATAGCCAGTTCAGTGAGCGCAGGTAATGTTGCGGCCACTGATCCACCAAGACCAATCAAATCTTTGGAAACAGATGTAGGGTCGAAACCGCCAACGGGGTTTATTGGGCGGTACGCGCTAACAACAATAGGTTCGTCGGCGTACTGCTCTTCCGTTGTAGGCTGCGGCTTCGGTGTAGGCTGCGCCAGTGTTCCGTTAAGGATTGCCTCGACAGGCACGGGGACGGCGGATGCGAATGGCAATCCCGATCCAGCTTTAACCCCACTGACGACAATAGGTTTAACAGCGGCTTCGGCGGGTGGTTGTTGTACAGGTTCTTGTACAGGTTGCTGTGCCGGTGTTGGCTGGGTTGTCGGGGAAGACAAGTTGCCAGTTACGCCCGATACAGCACTTTGAAGCAATCCAGACGCAGCGCCCTGCGCGGTTTTTGAAAGGCCAGTGACGAGGATTTGTTCAGCCACCGCCTGCTTGGCGGCTTCTTTTGCAGCTTCACTCGCAAAGGCATTTGAAACACTACTGCCTACGTCGCTAAGTACCCCGCCAATCGCTTCGTTAGCACCGGTCACGTTGCCAAGGCCAGCGGTCACACCGCTAATTAGCGCCGACGTAAGCGGGTCTTTACCCGCTAAGAAACCGCCAAGGCCACCGGCCGCGGCGCCTGCCGCGATTTGGACACCAAGACTTGCGCCGCCGGTTGCGATAGCAGCGGCGACAGGTAGCGCCACGCCTGCAATGTCACCAACGATGCCGAGGCCGTTCGGGCCTTTGTTCTCTGCTACGCGCTTGTATTGGCCAGTGGCGGGGTCAAGAACTTCGACGCCCCAATAGGCGTTTTTGGGATTGTCCAAAGTAAGTTTATTGGCTTGCTCAAATACGTTGCGCAAACCCGCTTCGCCTGCGCCCGAATATACGACATTGCCATCTGTCCCGCCTTTAACAAGGCGATACGAGGCGTTCTGGTCAACAGGCACAAAGCCGGGTGTCCCCGCATCACCGTAACGCGCAGGCAATCCCAGTTCGTTTGCAAAGTAATAACCGGTCTGCCCGCCACTTCGCAGGCTTGTAATCGGGTCGAGGTTCATATCCGCGCTGGGCGCGACATACGGGTTTACATTTAATATGGCCGCTAGGCGTTCTGCTTCTGTCCGGCTGGGGCCAGCACCCATGCCCCCAGTGTACGAGCCACCCTGCTCAGGACCACCGAGCAAGGTGTTAGCGAGATCGGAACCGACTACTTCCGCGCCAAGCAGCGGGCCACCGAGGCCATAGTCCCCGAACGCCATATCCTCTAGAGCCATAACTGCTGCCATTACATCATTCCTTCTGGTGGCATTTCAGGTTGCATCGGCATTTCAGGTTGCATCTGTGCTTGTTGGACGGCCTGTGCCATCTGCGCGTTTTGCTGGGCCTGTTGGGCCTGCACGGCTGCTCGATCCATTTCGCCTTGCTGGCGTAGGAACTCACGGTCGCGCTGCATCAACGCTTCGATGTTGGCCGTGTTGACCTGCGTTCCGTACTTGGCTTCAATCTCCGCAGCCTTGACCATAAGATCGGCGTCGAGTTTGTCGCGCTCACGGTCGTCCTTGCGCAGCATCTCTTCGCGCTGCAACTCAAGTTCGGCTGCCTTCTTCTGGATGTCAGCGCGGATCGCTTCCATCTGAACCTGAGACAGCATCTCTTCCGGTGTCGGCTGCGGTGGCGCAGGCGGCGGTGGAGGCGGCATCATGGCTGGGTCTTTGAAGAACACAGTTGGGTCTTTGTATCCAGCCAGCGCCATCATCTGCGCCAGTGTATTATAGTAACCCTGCATGTCAACCAATGGAGCGCCCATCTGCATGAGCATCTCTTGCTTGGCAGCGACTTGGCCTAAGAATGCCATCTTCTCTTCGTTGCTGCCAGTGCCGATAGCGACATTCACTACAACATCCATGTTCGTGTCCCACACACGCGGGTCAATCGGAACGAACGTGTTGCGCAAACGCACCATGCGCGGTGCGTCTTGGTTCTTGGCGATAAGCTGCATCGACTTGCGGAACAGGTCTTTCATGCCCGTCTCGGCAAAGATACGGCAGATCAGTTCGATATGTTGCGCCGCAGCAGTAATCGTGGCCGCAACCGCAGCGCGGGTCGAAGACTGAAGCGCGTTAGCATCGAGGCCAGATGCGGCCTTGGAGATACCTGTACGGTTCTCGCGCAGTTCGTCCATGTACTGCAACATCGGGAAAGCTTGCTGCCCGACGAACGGCATTGTGAACGGCTGCACCATACCCGGTGCACGCATACGGATAATGCCACCGACTTCGGTGTTCATTACATCTTCAAGATTGACTTGGCCCTCAACAACACCCGTGCGTGGGTGGATCGCCTGCGCCAAACTGTCGAGCGTGTTACGAAGGATGTTCGACTTGATAAGCTGAATGTCCATTGTCACGTCGGCAATCGACATGCCGAAGAATGTGTGTGGCTCTGGGTCTGGGCAGAAGTCTATGAACGGATTAAAGTCGCAGGCTTCGTAGTGAAGTATCTTGTTGGCTGTGCCAGCAACGCAGACGCGGCAAAGTTCCGCGATCCCGTCGCCATCCATGTCAACGTACACATAGCCCTCGATGTAAAGGACTTTGCGCGATGTCGTATCTGTCCGGCCTGTGATTTGAACGAAGGCTTGCGGGTTGCGGTCAAAGGCTTCTTGGTTGCCTTCGAAATCGTCAAGCGTTTCAAAGCCAAGGTCTTGAACCTCGTCCCACTCGTAGCCCATCTTTACAAGATCGGATACGGTGACGTAGCGGCGGTGTGCTACAAACTCGGCGGTCTCGATAGAACGCGCACGGCGGTCAATCAGAAACTCTTCGGGCGGTACGGATTGAACGCGCAGACGGCCCTTCTCAACTGTACGGACTACTGTACAGTCGTAGGTCGCAGGCTGAGTTTGGCCCATCATGCCCATCGGCGTTTCGGTCATCGTCTCGCCGAAAGTAATCTCTACGTCCTTAACTTCGACGGTAGGGTCGGACTGAAGGACAGAAAACGTAGCCTCGTCCAGACCCGTGAAGTAATGGGTCGTGACATCTTTTTCGGTATCCCACCAGACTTTCATGATCCCGTTCTTACGGATCAGCGCGTCCTTAAATGAGGAGTAGCATTCGTTGAATAGGTTGTTGTCGCGTGTCAGGCAGTAGTTGACGTAATCCGTCGCTTGCTGCGCAGTTTCAACATCCTCTGGGCCGTTCGGCGCAAACTCGACGACGTTGTTCGCCGCGAAAAATACTTTCATAATCGACGGCATCATGGCCTGCACGGTGTCGCGCACGTCCATAGAGATTGCCTGCGACCGGCCTTCCTCTTCGTTGCCGAACGGTTCGCCCTTATAGTACTGGCCCGCAAGCGCACGCTGCGGCGAGATATCATCGTCGATGTAATTCTGCGCGTCGTCAATCTCGGCGGTGATAATGTTCTGAAGTTCTTCTTCGGATACAGGGTCTTCTACCTGCTCGTCTTCCATATCCGGCTCTTCAATGGAAACTTCCGTACCGTCAGCGAGTTCAATCTCCGTCTCTTTGGTATCGTCTTCGCTATCGCCGTGTTCAGAGTTGGCGTTGGGAACACCAGTATCTTGGTACATTCCTTGGTTCTTAGCCATGTCGGCCTTACTCGGCTTACGGTTATTGCGATACGCCATATTTTAGCCTTACTTCTTTTTGGACTTGCCAGCTTCAGACAGAGCGATAGCTATAGCCTGTTTGCGCGATTTAGCCAAGGGAGCCTTTGCAGGGCCTTTAGGATTTACGCCAGCGTGCAGTGTGCCGCGCTTGAACTCGCCCATGACCTTGGCCACTTTCTTGTCGGCCTTAGTTGGTTTCTTCATATCATTTACCTTTCGGCGCATACGCGCCACGCTCACTCAAATACACGATGGCCTTGTAAAGAATAGTCGTATTCTCTCTCGCGTGGCCTAGTACCAAATTACACCCCGAACAAAGTATGCCGCGAACCTCTCCCGTCTCATGGTTATGGTCAACGACAACTGGTCGTTTTGCCTTATACTCTAATGTCTCGGATATTTCTACCTCACAAATAGGGCAGGCGAAATTCTGATTGGCGAGAAGTGTTTGATACTCGTCACCACTAATACCGTATCTACGGAGGAGATTGCGGTTGCGGTGATAATGTGGGCGGGCGGCGGCGAAGGCTTGATGGTAAGCGCGCATACACATTTTGCAGGGACGGCGGTTAGGATAGAAGTGGTCGATTGGCTTTTCTTCGCCACATTTCGAACAAGTCTTTAGTTCCACAGGTACGCTCCCTTTGGCCGTCTATAACCTAAAGTTCGCAGAAAAGCAAAAAAGTGGGTGGCGGCGTTTCGAACAAAGAAAGCACACTTCGTCCAGTCGCTATTACCGGCCTAGCCGCGCACACCCAGAGGCACCCATATACCCGGCAGGGAGAGGGAGAGGAGAAACCTGCCGGGCAAACCAAATATATCACATCGTTAGCTTATGTCAAACAATGCCCTTTATATTCCTGCGCAATGCTCCGCTCTTGTTGGCCATCGAATATCCGTGCATGATCGTTGACACATCGGTGGCGAGACACAGGCACAACGCGTCCGCCTTATCCGGAGATGGAAGTCCGCGCTTCTTCATGCTCTCCTTACTCTCCACCTGCATCTTACCCGACGACGTAAAGGTGTAACGCGGCGACGCCAACTCGGCGAACAACTGTTCATCCTTCGGTATCTTCACATCACGGTTCGCCAGCCATCCCTTACACTTAAACCACAATTCGGCGCGTAGGTTGGCGTAAGTCCCTTTCATCGCAGGGCTTTCTGCCACGTTGATCCCGCGTGCTGGCAGGCCCAGTTCGCGCAGACGGTCAAGCACACCGGCTCCCAACCCGATGCTATCAACCAATATCTCAACGGGTTGTTCGGAAGGTACGAGCGCCTCATACTCGGCCACGACTGCGCCGGTTAGCTGCATCAAGTCCAGACCTTTCCAAGTCTGTATCTCCTCAACAACTGGGCCACGCCGCTTGGCGAGGGCGGAAGCGTCGGAACCCATACGCGCTACGTCTAGGCCCCAGACACTTCGCGTCTGCTTGGCGATCTTGATCTCGCGGTTCATGGCCCCGTCAATCAACTCGACAGGAATGACCGTATCTTCTTCACGCGGCGGGAAGTTACCAAGAACACGCACATGGTACGCCGGGCTGTCTTCTCCGTACCGTAGCTGCATCTCCTTAACGAACGCATCGGATACGCGGGGACTATCAAGGCAGCTAACATGAAAGGTTTTCCATTCACCCTTCAGGCGGTTATGCGTGTCGTAGAACAAACCGCTGTTTCGCGTAGGGTTCCCCAGCAGCAACGTCGTCGCATTGTGGCCGGACATAGAACCGGACGCAGCTTCGTACACACTCTCCGGGATACCGGACGCTTCGTCGGCGACGAGCAGCACGTTGTCGGCGTGAATACCTTGTAGAGCTTCCGGCGTTTCTGCTCGGCTCGTTCGAGCGGAGATAAAGGCTTCACTCGACGCGGCCTTCAACTCAATACGGTCGGCCTTCACTTCGATCAGAACCTTCAACACGTCGGGCAGTTCATTCACCCATCGCTTCAGTTCCGCGAACATCGCATCGAACAACTGTGCGGATGTCGGCGCAGTCACAACAACCTTCACCGGATACCGCGTCAGGAAGTAATGCAGCATGGCCCAGCTTGCGGCCGTAGACTTACCTACCCCGTGGCCTGAGCGCACGCTGATCCTGCGGTTTCCTGAACTAATCGCTTTGAGAAACTCGATTTGCCAAGGGTCGGGTTTGGTTCTTAGAATATCGCGCACGAACCCGACGGGATCATCGCGGTACTTCTTCAAAAACTCCAGAAAGAAGTTCGGTTCAGACTTCTGCATTTTTATCTCCCCTAATTACTCGTGCGATTGTTTGATGGCTTACCGTGATACCATGACGCTTTGCTACGATAATAGCAATATCGCGGTAGCTATGACCTTTAACGCGTGCGGCTTTCATGGTGATCAATGCGTCCTGCGCGTTTGGTTCTGGATGCAGCTTGGCCTTGCGGCCTGTTCCCGACTTCTTAAATCCAAATGGCACTTTGCCACCGACGTATCCACCTTGTGACTTCTTCGCTCTCTTACCGGCGGTGACACGTTCTCTGATACGGCGGCGCTCCTCACCGGAGAAGACGGCCATGATCTCTAGCATGAAGCGGCCGTTCGGGTTGGCCTTGTCCATCACATTGCCGTAGCCGTTGATGATTAGGTTGATGTTCGCCGTCTCCCAGTCGGCGATCACGTTTAGTGCGTCCCGTGCGTCACGGAACATACGGTCTAGCTTCGATACGATAACAGTATCGCCCGGCCGGAGGAACGCCAGCTTGCAGCCTTCTTCTCGGCGTAGCAGTGGGACACCGCCGGAGACGCCGCGCTCTTCGTAGATATGCTCCAGTTCCAAATTATGTGTGAGCGCGATGCCTTGGATTTGGCGTGCTTGATCGTCGAGGGATGTGTTCTCAATCTGGTCTTCAGTCGAGACGCGAGTGTATCCAAAAACTGCCAACGTATTTCTCCCGTTTTTCGTGGTACATCGCTGTTACAATTTAATGTTACAGTTTGGCAAGCAAAAAAGTTAGAATTTTTTTGGCTGGGGGATCAAAAACACAAGGGTGTAGGGGGGTGGGGGCCACACCTCGATGTCTGTTTAGTTATACGTACGTACCCCCCGCGCAAGGCGGGGGCGGGGGGGGGTATTTTGAATGCATCCCCTCCCCCCTATAGGTGAAAAGGCACGCAATTCTGCGGGTTTCAGGGTGTAACAGTGTATTAGTATGCGACCAAATGGGTTCGGAGACGCACGAAAACGGAGACGCGGCGATGCCTCTCCACCATGATAAAGCGGCACATGGTTCCTGTTGCATTATAATATATAGGCGAGGCAATCACATTGTGATGTGATACGATTGTTTACATTTGTCCACAATGTATTTGCATTTTCGTGATTGACTAGACCGGCCGGTTGTTCCTATTGGCGGGAAGGTAGCAACAATAGAGGGACTAACAAATGCTATTCGACTTATCACAGTATATACCGTTTAACGCATTCGCATTCATATGGCTTGTAAGTATGTTGGCAGGTTTATCCTATGCTTGCCGCAATGACAAAGGGGAGAAGTGACATGGCTAAGCGGTTCTACATTATACAAGACACAGCGCACGGTGAACGTTTATTGCCATACACCGAACGCGGCTTTGATACGCGCCACAAGGCGCGTCACTATCTGGACAGGTCAGGCGAAAGCTATTGCCGCGTCACCAGTAAAGCAAACTAAGGAGCAACCACAATATGAACCGCGAATTTATTATATGGGGAAAGTCCCCATTAGGCGACACTGAAACGCTGCTAGTCAGTGAAGCGGCTGGCATTGCCAACATGGCGCAAGCGAACAGCGTTATCGCCAAGCTGGCGGACATTGGCTGCACCGATTGCCGCGTTCAAGTGTTTACGCTTGGCGACGGCGCAGACGTTATAAACGCATTTAAGGGGGCAATCGCATGACACACTATAAAATCAATTCTAGCGGCTCTAAAATCTGCCTTGATGTCAAGGGCTGGCACATCTGGACCAACACACAAGGCCGCCTGATTGTCAACGGTCCAGACGAAAGCAATCGCCTACTGGACTTTGCGACGGTCGACGAAGGCATAACGTGGCTGTTCATGACAGGCCGCCAAGAAGTAGCGCGCATAGTCAACAAGGCCAAGCATGAAGCCTAACACCACCGGAGCGCGGAGCAATCCGCGCCGAGGATGGCGCTAGTGCCAATTAGAGGGAATAAGAGACTATGCCACAGATGAACAAACTTAGCTCATATAAAACTAACGTGATGATAACGGGCGATCGCTTGACGGTCGTCTATGTATCAACGCCTATTGTCGAAAAGGTTGGCAACACGATCACGCTGGATAGCGGCGGGTGGGAAACAGTCACCACTAAACGCAAGATGAACCAAGCCGCCAACCAATACGCGCTCGGCTACAGTGTATTTCAAAAAGCGCGCAAATGGTTCGTCACCTTGCCAACAGGCGCGGTCGTGCCTTTCTTCGATGGCATGGCTTTTAACCGTTACAGTGAAGGGGCGTAACATGGCAGACGCAACACACACGCCCGGCCCTTGGACTGTTAGTAAGCCAAGCGGAAACTATATCGACACCGCAACGGGCAGCATCGCGGCGCTGACCTACGGCGCGACCAAAGCGGACGCCCACCTAATCGCCGCCGCGCCTGACCTGTTGGTCGCTCTCGAATACCTTCTTGAACAAACAATCGGGCAAGATCAACAATACGGCATTGAGCTATCCGAAGGCGAAGCTATCGCCGAGCAGAAAGCTCTCGCCGCAATCGCAAAAGCAAAAGGAAACTAAACCATGATTAAACCACAACAAGCCGCGCCATTAGGCCGCAAGGGCCGCGTTTCATCCGATAGCGCTTGGCCTTTACGAAATTCGCAGGGCCTAACGTTCGCCGAAGCTAAACGCATTAGGGACCAGACGCCGGGCAATGAGGCAGCATTGAAAAGCGAATTACGTTTTTAGTTTTTAGTTTTTAGTTTTTAGTTTTTAGTTTTTAGTTTTTAGTTTTTAGTTTTCAGGAGACAAGCAAATGAACGACGACGAAGAGCAATTCGAGAACTACACCGAGCGCGCAGCCGCAACCTTGGCCTACCGCCTGATGGAATATCTGGAGTTTCTTGGCGTGATAACGGACGAGCACGTAAACTATTTACGCTGGCCTCCCATTGAATTGATCGAAGATGCAGAAAAGGACATGGCGGGATGATAATTAACTTAACAACCCCAATGTCGGACGACAAAGAACGGCAACGCCGCAACAAGGC